CCATATCCCTTTCAGGTAGATTTGCTTTATGGCTCCCACACAATATTTTTGCGGGTTATGCAGCCTCATGGTTGTAAAAGTGCTACAATTCAGCTTACCGTTCCAGTTCTCGGTAAATTCCAGTCTCTCATCCATAACCTTGTAATATTTCCCGTTTTGCTGCTTACAGTAAAAGCAATACAGAGCATGTTTGCTTGTTGTCCTGGGGACCCAGCTCACCGAATACTGAAAGCCCCATGGGCAGACATATATCCAGTGTCCCCGGGTCAGTGTCACGGATTTGACTTTTATAAGCGGTTGAACGACGGTTCCAGTCTCACCCATACGCCGAGATCGTTTTTCTCGTAGAAGTAGAAGTTCGTGGAAGAGGCTTCGACCAAATGGGATTCCTTGAATAGGCTCATGATGGAACTGTATTCCGGGTTATTGAAACGTTCTTCCAATTCATACAGCTTACTGACGGATTTGTAGTCGAGATCGCCGTATTTGTTACGCTCCAAAAGGGTCATTGCCAATTGATACATCGGATCGTTCGTCCCGTCTTTCTTTTCCTTGATCCAACCTTGCAGGAACTCGATCAGGCGACTGGCGGCCACATCGGCACGTTCATCGAATTTCTTGATCTTGCATGTTTTCACCTCAATCCGGAAATTGCCTTCCTGCACGGTGTAGTTCATTTGGCCGGGATTACGAAGCTGGCCGTATTCTGCGAGCGTATCCCGGAATGCGCCCAGTTCATCCACGCAAAACTTATGAAGTCCCTTAACTTCCTCACATACTGCCCGGACCTTGTTCTCAACCCGTTGCACCAGTTCGGCACGAATACCCTCATAGGCTTCACGGTTTTTCAGTGCCGCCTGGTGTTCTTCTTCTCTCTTTTTTGCCAGCAACTCTTTCAGTTCCTTGCTTGACAGTTTACTTAAATCTAATGACATGTTACTTTGATATTTATGCTGTTAATATTCCATTGATTTTTCTCCGGACAGACGGACGTAATCGACATCTATCCGGTTGAGTTCGTCCAGTAGTTCCTGGTTGGTCGGATCGTCAAAAAGCAAGTCGAGTATCCGGTCGCTTTCCCGTTCCAACCGCGACAACTCTTCCCGCTGGGAGGCTGTCGGGATTTTCTTCTCTTGTTTGACACGAGGCATTTTATCAGTTTTCTGTTATGATATAATCCAGTTCCGGGTTCCCGGTAATATCCACGGCGTTCTTGTTCCGCCATTCCGCATATACGGCACGTAAACGACTAAGGGGGATACCATTGAAATAGGCACAATTCGCGGCCCTGGCTGCGATAGCCTTCGCATATTCAACTTTCGCCGCAGGGCTGGGGAAAACATATTTGCATTTGTCTACATAGGCACAGATCGCAGCAATGACGCGCTTACGTTCCTTATCCAGGGATTGGTCGTAACGTTGCGCCTTCTGCTTACCGGAACCTTTCATGTCCTCTATCATCAGGCTGTATTCACCCGGATATTTAGAGTACATTTCAGAAAGTGAACTCGTTTTACCACCACTGTAGTTATAGACCAGTCCTTCTTTAATGACATCTTTGTACTGTTCCTGATAGCCTTTCGTCTGCTTTAACAGTTCCCAGAACAACGCATGGGTAGACCTTTTTTTTCTTGTTTTTGCTGCCATATCCTTAATTGATTTCACGTTCCCCATGAATGAGGGCCGCTTTGTTTTCGTCAATGTCTATCCGGCCTCCTTCACCGTCACCGCCGCGAACCGTGACAAATGCGGAGAGGCCTTTTATCTGCACATACACGTTAGAGAGTTTTTTGGCAAGGATACCGGCCGATGTTGCCGGTTCCCCCGCTTCTTCATGATCCAGAAAAACAAAAAGCGTTTCAGGGAATTGACGGAGTAATTCTACAATGGCGTTTCCCTTCAATTCGTCCTTATAGGCGATCAGGTTGTCTATGAAGACGATTTTTTCCGCTTTCCGGTTTTCTTCCAGTTCTTTCCTGAGTTCTTCCATAGGGAGGTAACCCAGCGTATGGAATGCGCTGTTGTCTTCCCGTATGCCGGCTTTTTGAACAGCCCATGTATACGAATATCCATAGCCTTCTTCCGCCGCGATGTACAGGACCTTTTCGATGGAAGACAGATAATTTGCAAGCCGTAGGGCAAAGGACGTTTTCCCGTTTTTCGCATTGCCGTAAATCATCCAGCAGCCTTTCCTTTCACGATTTCCCAGTATCTTTTTCCATTCCCCTGTAAAGGGCATGAATTTGAATTTCTGGCTGTACAAATTGCTTACTGATAATCTGCGAGGCATATCCTTATTCCTCCATTAAGATTAATAATGATTCGGCACGGCGTAAACCTGTTTCGGCCTCCTGGCTGTCGGTTGCAAGACAGCGGGTGACGATCCGGTCAATAAGGCTCCTGTTAGCTACGTTTACCGAAAGGACATCCCGGATCAGTTTCCGGTAAAAATCCATGCGTTCAGACGGGTTGTAAGGGACCACATGGTTATACTTGCTGGAGAAACGGCTGAACAGTTCCTTATAGGATTGCTTCTTTGACTTTCCCTTGCCTTTTTGTAACTTGGTACGAAGACCGTCCGCGCCCATCATATACCATCCGCATGTATCCTGTGTACCGTTCCAGAACTCATGTAGAAGCTGGAGCGACGAATAGGACAGGCAACCGGCTTCATCTATAATCACGATCGGACGGGGAAGGATGTTCAAAATATACTTTGTGGATGCCTTGATATCTTCCAGGGTTCCTTCCAGTTCAGCACCGACAGAACGGGCCAGTTCCTTGATAAAGGCGCGTTCCTGACGGCATTGGCTGGCATCGACATAAAAACAGTTCTTCAATGTCCGTGACAGGTAACGGGCCGAATAAGTTTTCCCGATGGCGCATTCATCCACGAACATCATGGACTTGCCGAACTCCTTGCAGAATACGACATCATCCTCAATCATATTGAACACGTCGGTCCGGGCCATATTCCATTTGCGTTCGTTAAGTGATACTCCCAGGACCCGCCCCAGTTCCAGCCATTTGGCCGGGGATATCTTTTTCTCCGTCTCACCTTTTTTCAGTGAACTGTAGACCGTTTTGTTTATACCGTATTTCTTTGCAAAGTTGGCGTCGCTGCCATCGTAACGGTCGCGTGCTTCTGTGAGTGCGGCCAATACTTTCACTTTAAAATCTTCTGTCAATTCTATCATGGTTGTAATTTTTATTGTCGTTAAAATCTTTCACTAAGTCCTCTCACGTATGACCTTTGAACAGGATTCGAATACCCTTCAAATGCCGTTTCCTCGACCTCTTTCAGGATTTCGGTTTCTTCCTCCGTTTCCGGGACCTTATAACGGTTCAGTCCGGAAATGGAGAACTTTTTGTTCAGGGTGATATCCCGGTTGTCTATGACCGTGACTTTCTCTATTGCATGGTAACGGCGCTGGCTGTAACCTTCCAGCGTGGCACGATAACGGGCAAACAGTTCACGGTTCCGGGCCTGCTGGGGCGTTTCCTCGATTTTTGCACGTGCTGTTTCCGGCTGTCTTACGAGTTCACAGACCACACGTGTCGTATCTTTCAGGCAAGCTACGGCGGCAAGGACATCGCCGTTGTTGTCATCCAGCCAGTAGATATCGATGTCCCTCCCGGCAAGGACTTGCATGTGACGAATCAGCCTTTCACCGGTCACCAGCTCGCCGCTATCGGCCAGTAGAAAAATATCTTTACGGAACCTGATTTGACCGGCTTTATTACAACTGCTTGCCGTTTTATATCCAAGGGTGAACAAGATGGATTTGTAATTGATCGGGCGGTTGTTGTCCGGATTCTGCTTTTCCATAAAGACTTCCCAGCGGGTTTTCCCGGGGTATATGGTACATTCCATGTTGTTGCATGTCTCGATGTCCCGCAAACACTGTTCAACCAGCTTTTCGTAAGGAACGATCTCTTTTTTATCCGTTCCTGCCTGGTTGGCTTCCGAACGGGCAAACGGACGCGCGATCCAGCCGATATGTTGTTTTTCCAACTGGTAACGTATCGGTTTCCAATAGGCTTCGCAACGCTTGCTTCGGGCACTATTGGCCTCGATCCGAACGGTTTGGAACATGCTGCCTTCTTTCAGGAAGCCATCACGATAATCCGCATTCAGGTTACTTTCACATTCGATCTCTGCCGGGAGGGGTAGTCCCCACATGGCATAATTCCGGACCATCTGGCGATAAAAATCAAGAATGATCCCTTCCTTGCTGGTCCCGTACACCCAGGTCACGATCGCTTCACTACCCAGGTCGACGCCAAGATAAAACCACATGCGTGAACCCTTTTTATATTCGAAAGGAGGCTGGCGGTCATCGACTGATATGATCGATCCGGCAAAGCGGGGATGAGCCAGCTTTTCGAACGGTACGAACTGCGCCAGGCGTATCTGACGGTTCCCTGTTCGTTTCCGGGATGTGGCCAGCGAACTGTTCCATGAGTTTAGGAACATGGTTATGCTTCTTTGACTTATGCGTTTGAAGTCCTTCGGGTCAAAGATTTCCCCGGTCTCATTGTTGATTACCTGAACATAGCCAGACAGGAACCCGTCCAACTGGCGGTAAACTTCGGCGGAACTCGGTTTAAAAGATTGATGGGTAAACATACTTTCCAGCAAAAGGCGGGTTTGTTCGGCAGCCTGACCGCGATTATTGTTATCGTAGCCTTTCAACATCGAGCTATAACCTTCTTTCTCAAACCGTTCGATCTTCCGTTTCAATGATATGTGATTAGAGGGAAGTTTATGCAAGGGAAGTTGCTTCAATGAGCGGAACTCATTGAAGTTATTCACGACTGTGGATAATAACTTGTACGTGTTTTTTAATGGTACATTGCGTTTGATACATTCTTCAGTATGGGCAACACGCCAACGGATGGCCGCCCTCATAACACTGGCATCCAGAACATATTCTTTCTGCCTTTCCGGGTCTATATTTCCGTATTTACTGGGTGATATCTCTGAAAAGAATGTGACTGCTTCTTTGTCCTCCCAGAAAAACAACTCCAGGGAACAATCAACCTTGCGGGGATCACCTAATTGATTACGCCATTCTTCGGGAAGAGTGTCAAAATCAATCAAAAGTTTTGTATCTAAACCGCCACCTCTCTGAGCGCGTTTGATCCCAAAAGCCTTTTTTGAGTCTCTCCAAAGTTTGAGCTTTAACGCCTCCCATGAAGGAAAGAACGTCGGTATCAGCTCGTCTATTGTAACCACTACCATATTATTCCAAATTTGAGGCATATTCTTATTCATTTTCATTTTCTATACTGTTCCCCGTGGCGGAGTCGAACCGCCAAACATCGGACCATCCGGGGACCACCCACAAAGGGGGGGGAACCTAAATCAATCTGTCACCTAAAAACTAATCATGGATTACTTATCATTCTTTCCCGAAGGTCCGATCAAACCATTGCTCGAACTCTTCAAAGGCTTTATCCGCTTCCTGCTGAAAAT